GCAGTTCCCCAGTTCCCATCGGAATGGTTCAATACATTAAAGTTTGGCTTGGCTGACCAGTTAGCCCTTGAGTATGGTGTTCCTGCACAAGTACGTGCTGAACTAGCTCAACGTGCCGCTAAGTATGAAGAAGTAATGACTGATTGGAGCCAAGAAGAGGCCTCTACTTCTTTCCAACCTGATTATAGATTTAGGGGTTAATTATGGCAATTAGCCGTATACCTCTTGCTCATAACATTGGTAGTCGTGATGGAACCTTAAACAAGGATTCAAAGCTAGGCAATGCGATTATTGAAGTAGAGAAAAAAGAGTCTATTGCAGCCGTTAAACGCCCAGGACTCAAAACCTATCAGACTTTAACTGCAGGAGAAGGACTTGGTATCTTTGCCGCTGGTACTCACTTACTTACTATTATTGGAACTACCTTCTATGACAATGGAGTGGCTAATGCTACCCCTGTCGATGGTTCAGATGAGTATGATTTCATCTACTCAGTAGACCAATCTCAAGTCTTTTTTAAGAATGAGAGCCACGGATATGTCTATACCATTGCAACAAGCACCATTTTAGATTTACAAGGCACCATAACGACGCAAAACGGTACGACCATATCAGGTACGCCTGTTGTAACATTATCTGCATCCAATCCCGCAATTCAGATTGGACAGATTGTGACAGGGACAGGTGTTCCCCTTGGCACTTATGTTTTAACCGTATTTGGTACTGCCTTAACTTTAAGTCAAAATGCTACAGCTTCTGCAACCGTTACTCTTACCTTTACTACCTCTTATCCTGGTACTACTGTATCGGGTGCGGTGTTTGTGGACGGGTATTATGTTGTTGGGACTCCTCAGGGTTTGCTTTATAACTCTAACGTAGAAGACCCTACAACTTGGCAAGCAATTAACTACATTGGTGTAGTGTCTGATGCCGACCCTCTTTTAGCCATTGGTAGAACAATTAACTATATTGTTACTTTTGGCTCACATCATATTGAGTTCTTCTATGATGCAGGTACATCCCCAGGCAGTCCATTTCTACCATATCAGAACTCTGTCATTCAATTTGGAGCCGCAGCAGAAGACTCTTTAATACAAATGGATAACACTCTTGTTTGGATGGGTACAAGCCACCAAAAAGGTTTTCAAGTAATGGCAATGTCTGGTCAATCCCCTCAGATTATCTCTAACCAGTATATTGAAAGAATTATTAATAATTGCAATCCTGACCTTGCTTATGCTTTTAGCATCAAAACATCAGGGCACTCCTTATACGTATTAACCCTTAGAGACTTAGGGTATACCCTAGTATATGACTTTGCTCAAAATGGTTGGACATATTGGACTTCCACCGAAAATAACGTAGAAGGTTATTTTAAGGGTCAGTTCTATACCAAGTATCAGGATATGGATTTAATCCAACACGAGACCAATGGTAAGGTCTATGAGTTTGACCCTAATACTTACAATGATGACGGTAACCCTATTACTGTATTAGCTCGTACTCCATTAGTGGATGGTGGCGATAATCTACGTAAGTTTTGGAGAAGCGTACAGGTTGTAGGCGATAAGGTTGATTCTTATGCCCTATTGAGATATACCAGTGATGACTACCAAACCTTTTCTGCGTGGCAGAACGTCAATCTCAATACCTCTAAATCCGAAGTCCATAGACTAGGGCAAGGCCGCAGAAGAGCGTTTGACTTACTTCACCAAGATAATGTACCCTTGAGACTCGAATATTTTGAAGTCGATGTCGAAAAGGGGGATTCATGATTGAGTATAAAGAAGAAACGTTTGACCAAGTAATTGACGAAATTAAACCTTTATTAGAAGACCATTGGGAAGAAATAGCCTTAAATAAAGAGGTTATTAAACTCAATCCAAACTATGAAATGTATGAAAAACTGTGCCATGCTGGGGTAATGAGGATTGTTACAGCTAGAGATGACGGTAAATTAATAGGTTATTGTATTTGCATTATTGCCTATAACTTGCATTATAAAGATAGTTTGACAGCTACAAATGATATATTTTTTATATCTAAAGATTATCGAAAAGGCTCAACAGGAGTAAAATTGTTCATTAAGAACGAGGAAATCCTAAAGAGCTATGGTGTTCAGCGTTTAATAATGAATACTAAAGTACACCAAGATGTTGGTGCAATATTTGAGCGTTTAGGATACAAACAGACTGAACGTGTGTTTGGTAAATTAATAGGATAGAATCATGGCAGAATCAACCGCAGCAGCAGCAGAATTTGTAGGCCCTGTATTAGGTGCTGGAGGAGCAGATGTTGCAGCCGCAGATGCAGGTGCATTAGCATTTTCAGCAGATGCCGCAGCACAAGCAGCAGCAGGAACAATGTCTGTTGCAGACGCATTATCTAATGGTGCAACTGCAAGTCAATTACTTCAAGCTGGACTTTCAGGAGAGCAATTAGCTCAAGCTGGATTAACTGCAGAACAAATTGCACAAGCGGGTGGAACTGCGGCTCAATTAGAAGGTGCTGCTGCAGGTGCTCAAGCTACGCCATTCCAATTAGCAGACGGTTCAATGGGTTCTATTCAAGGCGGTGATATTCTTGATGCTTCTGGTAAAGTTATTGCCCAAGGTGGCGTAGGAACTACACTAGGCGACTTAGCTGGATATGCCAAGACTGGCGCTCAATTAATAGGCGGTATTGGACAATTAGGACAAGCTGCATCATTACTTGGTGGCGGTGCTACTAAACCAGGTGTTGCAGACCCATACGCTCAATACCGTTCACAAGCAGCTTCCCAGTTACAGAACTTACTGGCAAACCCAAATACCATTACTTCTACTCCAGGTTACCAGTTTAACCTTCAACAAGGATTACAAGCTCAACAGGCTCAACAAGCTGCACAGGGTCGTTTAGTATCAGGCGGTGGATTGTTGCAAGCTCAACAGTTTGGTCAACAATATGCTACTTCTAGCTTACAACAACAACAAAACTTACTAGCCACATTATCAGGTGCTAATCAAGCTCCTGCAGGTGCAGCACAAGCTCAACAAGGTATTAACTTTGGTCAAGCAGGTCTAGGTGCGTTGGGATTACAACAGTTAGCTGGTGGAGCAGCAAACGTACTAAACCCATTACAAACACTCTATTCCCAATACAATCAATCATCTCCTTCGGTGAGTTAATATGGCAAGTCTTTCAGAATTAGCTAATGTATTGCAAACAAGCCCTGCTCAAGCATTTAGGCAGGAAGATATTGCATCGCAACAATATGGATTACAGTCACAAGCCTTACAGCAATCCAAGCAAGACATGGCACCACAACAACCATTAGCTGGTATGGCTGGTGGTATGGGTGCAGGTGGTAAACCACAAGCTGGATTAGGGGCTATGGCTGGCAATATGTTAGGCCCACAATTTAAGCTGACCACTCCTGATGGAGAGTTAACAAGTGCTGGTTTGGTTAATCAGACATTAATTACTGCTCAAACAGACCAACAAAACGCTCAAGCAAAAGCCAAAGAAGCCCAATATTTTAAAGCAATGGGTAAAGATAAAGAAGCACAAGTTGCGGATATGGAAGCACGTAGATATTTAAACAATGCACAAAGAACGCAACAAGAAGCTCAAAAATTAAAGACTGACGCTAAAGATGACTTTGCTTCTACTTTGTATGGTGCAAAGAGCCAAGTAGACTATGACCGTCGTTTAAAAGACGCTTTAGAGCGTACTGGTATTGAACCTCCTAAAGATATGCCTACAACTTGGACTCCTGACATGAAAGAGAAATTACTTTCTAAAATGTCTCCTGTTATGAGAGCCAAGATTGAATCTCAAGACCGTGCAGAAGCTGCTGCTGACCGTGCCGAGAAACGTGCAGATTTACAAAACCAACATTTAGTAGCTTTGATTCGTAATGGCCCTGGCGGTGGTAAAGAATCTCCTGCCTCTAGTCGTGTAATCCAAGCATTTACGCAAACCTCAGATGCACTTGAAAATCTTGCTAATTTGCCAATTACAACTACTGGCCCAATGTTTCAACAAAAACAATTTAATAGTTTGTATACAGCCCCACTATCTGCATTAAATCAGAAATTATCAGATGAAACATCACAAAAGTTACAAACTCGTATGACTGGTGTTGCTCGTGGATTGGCGGCATTGGAGTCTGGTGGTGCAGCAACTGGTTTAGTTGGATTGACAGATAGTATTGAAAAAGGTGTATTCATTCAAGCTGGTTCGTCTCTTAATGTCACATTAGATAAACTTGGTGAGATGCGTCGTATTGTTGAGTCTTCTGCAAAAGCTCAAATGAGTGACCCTAAGATTGCTCCAGAACGCAAAGCCTTAATTCAACAAGAATTAGACATAGTTCGCAAAGCAATTCCATTTACTCAAAAAGATATTGATAGGGCAGCAAAAGAAGCCCAAGACAATCCTGATATGAGTTTTACAGAATTTACTACAAAGAATCCAATTGGTGGTGAAAAGCCTCGTGGCACTGGTACTAAAGAAGACCCAATCAAACTAGATTAAAGACTACTATGCCAGTATATGAATACCAAGGTCAGCATTACGATATTTCTGAAACAGACCCTTCAAAAGCTAAAGAAAAGATTATTTCTCACCTTGGTAAGTCTGAGCCAGAAGCAAAAGTATCTGTAGAAGGTGCTCCTGCCGATATTCCAAAAACTGACTATAAACCCGCAACTGGATTGACAACACCACAAGTAACTGAAGGTGGTGCAGCATTGATGGCTCCAACTTCTCTTCGTAAAGAAGTTCCAATAGCCAAACAAACATTTGGATTTGACCCATCTCGTGTTAATAAAGTACCAATGTCAGAATATGGTTCTAATATTGCTAAAGGTGCTGCTACTGGTGGTGCTATTGGAGGATTAATTGGTGGTTTTACTGGCCCAGGAGCATTAGTTACTGGTGCTGGCGGTGCTGTAATGGGTGCCGCATCTGGATTAGCTGAATCTGTTGCTAAAGATTTAGGTTATGGCACAGGTACACAAACACTTGCTGGATTAGCTACTGGTATGCCAGCCCCAGTGAAATCTACAACAGACTTTTTAGTTAAGTCCAAATTAGCTCAAAAAGTATTTGGTATGGCTGAAACTGCGGCTTATACAATGATGCCTGGAGTAGCTGGTAAAGTTGCAAAGTTATCTAAGTTTATTCCTCAAGGAGAAGCAAAACTTGCGGCTCGTGATGTTGAATCTGCATTAGGTACAGAAGCTAAAACTGCTGGTGTTAAGGTGTCTACTGACCCAACAAGTGAAACATATAAGTTTACTCAAGAGTTACAAGCACAACATGGAAAAGACGCAACAGTTAATAAGTTATATGAAGACGCTAAAGCTGGATATGACGCAGCATTAGCTGAAAAAACTGGTGCAGGTTTAAAAGAAGATTTGACACATATTGTTTCGGAGTTTCCTGCAGAATCTCGTGCTTCATCTGCTAAAAAGATTAAAAACCTATTTCTTGATGAAGATGGTAATGCCTTAGATGGTAATGCTGTTATCAATAACCTCAAATCAGATGAGTTCAAAGCATTAAGCAAGAATGAACAAGAGAAGGTTCGTGAAGCTGTAAACAAGTTTATTCCAGGCGGTGCTGAAAAGGTTGCACGTAACGCTTCTGAAAAAGAGTTTATTGCAAAAGCTAGAGATAATTTACCAGAGATGTTTAAAAGTAAAGATTACAGAACTATTAATACTCAAATGGGTAATTTTGGTAAAGATGAGGTTGGTCAAAAAGTATTTAAACAAGAATTGGGATATTATTTAAAAGGTCTTCCTGTTGAACAAGGGAAAACACTATGGAGTAATATTGGTGCAAATGTTAACAAAACCATTATCAAAGACCCAACGGAATTTAAAAAAGTTACTGATATGATTAATAACGCTAGAACTGACAAAGAGTTATCTCGTGCAGCAAATTTAATTATTAAAGCAACTTATGGTGCCTATGAAACACAAAGGAAGAAAAAATAATGCCTCTTAAATCAGGTTCATCTAAAAAGACTATTTCTTCTAACATCTCCAAAGAGGTGAAGGCTGGTCGTCCACAGAAACAAGCAGTTGCTATTGCCCTATCTAAAGCTAAAGCAGGTAAACCACCTTCAGGCAAGACTAGAAAGAAAATGAAATAACATGAGAATCTTGTTGCTCGACCCTGCTGGAGCATTGGTTGACTTTGGTATTCGTTGCCTTGCAGAAGGACACGAAGTTAAACAATGGGTGCGTCCACACGGTCAGGAGCGTTCTAAGATTGGTAAAGGACTTATTGACCAAGTTCAGAACTGGCAGATTCATGCTAAACAAGCAGATTTAATCGTATTATCGGATAACGCTTTTCAAATGCGGGAATTAGAAAAGTTCCATGAAGAGGGTTATCCAATTATCGGTACTAATATGCTTGGTGCCAAAATGGAATTAGACCGTGATTATGGTCAAGACATTATGAAGAAGGCAGGACTTGCAGTTATACCTTCTTTTGAATTTAAGGACTACAACAGCGCTATCGACTTTGTTAAAGCTAATCCCAAACGATACGTCTCTAAACCCAGTGGTGATGCAGACAAGGCTCTATCTTATGTATCTAAATCAGCGGCAGATATGGTCTTCATGCTTCAACGATGGAAAGAAACTGGTAAACGACGTGATTTCATCCTACAAGAGTTCGTTCCAGGAATAGAGTTCGGAGTAGGTGCTTGGATAGGCCCTAATGGATTTGGCAAGAACATCCTTGAAGGCTTTGAACATAAGAAGCTCATGTCAGGCAACTATGGCTGTAATACAGGTGAACAGGGAACTGTTATTAAGTATTGCACCGAGTCTAACCTATTCAATGACACCCTCAAACGCTTTGAAGATTACCTATGCTATATCGGACATACTGGCTATGTTGATTTGGCATTCATTATTGATGAAAAAGGTGAGCCACGCCCATTAGAGTGGACTATGCGTAAAGGATGGCCTTTATTTAACATTCAGCAAGCCCTCCATAAGGGTTCTGTTGTCGATTGGATGTGTGACCTATTAGATGGCAAAGATACTCTCAAAGTTAGCTACGACACTGCTACTGGCATTGTTATCCCTATTGGGGATTACCCTAGGTCTAAGACTACGGGGCGTGACCATACAGGATTTCCTATCTATGGTCTTCCCGATGAATTAACCAAGGATTATGCCCTATGTGAGGTCATGGTTGGAATAGCACCTCAGAACGACGAGGAAGGCATTGTAGAGCGTCCTTGCCTAGTGACGGCAGGTGATTATGTCCTAGTGGCAAACGGGGTAGGAAAGACCGTTAAACAAGCCTGTGAACGTGCCTATAAAAACGTCAAGAAAATTGATATTCCTGACTGTATTAACGTAAGAGATGACATCGGTCGTGCTATGGAATGGCAGATACCAAACCTCCAAAAGTACGGTTACGCAGAAAATTGGAAATTCGACGAAGAAGATGATGAATAAAACTTGTGCTTGTTGCAAGCTAGAACTTCCTGTTGAGAACTTTTCAAAATCATCTACAAGAAAAAGTGGGCTACATTGTTATTGCAAGTTATGTGAGAATGAAAAGAGTCGAGCACAATATGCTAAACATAAGGCTCGTAAAGATGCTCAAAATAAACGTTGGTATGAAGAAAACAAACAATCTCGTTTAATTAGCCAATATGCTTGGACGGAACAAAACAAAGAAAAAGTATCTGAAATTTACAAAAGATACAGACAGCGTAATCTAGCAAAAGATTGTGCAAAGGTTGCTAAACGCAATGCCACAAAGATTCAAGCCACTCCAAAATGGGCTAACCAAACTCGTATTCAGTGCTACTATTCATTAGCCGCTATGTTTAACAAGAATACAGAGCAAAAGTGGCACGTAGACCACATAGTTCCGTTGCGTGGTAAAAATGTCTGTGGACTTCATGTTGACTATAATTTAAGGGTAATCCCTGCAATAGAAAATATGAAAAAAGGTAATCGTCATGTTTGAGCATCAAATCCCCGCATTGCAAGAATATGGGTATGCTGAGAATTGGTGTTATGACGAAATGGAAGAGGATGAGTAATGCCAATCAAGATGCTTCCTCCCCCTCCTCCAACCAATCAAGCATTAGATACTAGACAGTTTAGGGATTGGTTTTATACCATTTTCTCCCAGACTAATGGTAATTTAGACCAAATAGGAACAATGGCCTATGAGAACTCTAATAATGTATCCATTACAGGCGGTAACATTGCCAATACAAATTTATCAAATATTCAAACTCCAGGATTAACTGGATATTTATACGGTCACAACACAGGGCCAGTTACAGCTTCTACTACTATTCCTTATTCAGCAATTACAGGTACACCAACTGGATTGTCTGTCACAATTACTACAGCAAAACTAACTACTCTTGGTACCAATGGTTCCATGACATTTACCAACGGCATACTAACTGCACAAACCCAAGCCACCTAATCATGTCAAATACTCAATTACCATTAACCGACGAACAACTTGAAGAACTTGTAGAAAGAGTTACCGAGAAAGTTATTAAGAACTTTTACACCTCCGTAGGCGAATCTGTTGTTAAACGGATTACCAAACTCATTGGCTTTGCTGCTGTTGCACTATTGATGTGGGCCGCAGGTACTGGTCATATTCCAATCAAATGAAGCAAATTCTTCAGCAACTTCTAACTGGTAAAGATAATCAAACTTATGATTTAGGTAGGGTGTCTTGGCTTGTAGGTATGCTTGCTGTAATTGGATTAGCCGCTTATGAAGTGATGCACTCAAGTGTAAGTCTTAGAGAGCTTGCTGAATCATTGGGGATTGTTTCGGCTGCTAGTGGTGCAAGTGTTGCTATGAAACAGGGAGCAGAACCACAATGAACTTTTTACTATCTTTATTTACAGGCGGCTCTATCAATGTTCTCACTTATGTCAAAATTGGATTGGTTGCTTTGGTACTTTGTGGGTGCGTGTATCTTGGCTATAGCTTTGAACATTCACGATTTATGGCATATCAAGAGCGTGTTGAGGCAGCAGGAAAAGCGCAGGAAGCAAAGAATGAACAAATCCTCAAGGAACAACAAGTAACAACGGAGAGAATAACCAATGATTACAAGAATAGTATTGCTCGCATTCATACTTACTATGGTGGGTTGCACCTCAACCCCAGTAGCAGTGCAATGTCCATCACCAGCACAGCCGTCCCCTTCGTTGATGGAACGCCCTCCGACCCACAATTTGTTGAAAAATGTGCAATGACTACGCAACAGCTTGAGTCACTTCAGGAGTGGATTCGAGAACAAGTGGGTATCAAATAGTCAAGCCACCGAGAGGGATTATTCCGCCATTTCTAAAGATTTAATTCTAACTTCACTTACCCGTTTAGTCCAACCTTTGCCAAATACAGGGAAAGTTTTAAGGGACTCTAGGAATGCTTGACGTTTATCAGAGAACTCATTAATCATCGTTACTGTGTTCATTTGATTTATAGCAGTAACAGTATTATTGCCGATTGCACCATCAGCAAAAACACCCACGATTTCTTGGATAAACTTGGCTGCACGGCCAACACCACTATTGATAGCACAATCAAAAATGCAATAGTCAAGTCCCGAAGGAAGAGCGTCTCCGTGTATGGCATCCCAGTACCTCTTCTTGTATAGAGGCTTTACGTCCTCTTTAGTTAAGTTTTTTATGTCGTCTTTAGTAACTTCATGCCCTACGTACTGTTCCCATACCGCTTTAGTACATCCCCAATTAGTAGCACCTCCAGGGTCAGAACTGTTATCAACGTAGCCTCCCTCGTTTACGATGACTAAATCAAAACATTTATCCCAGTTCCTGTTCATTTCTTTTTCCTTTTAGCTTTTGGTAATGGAAACGGGGGTTCAATAGTGACTTCATCTTCGTCGGGTCTAACCTTGTATTTATCAATTGCTTTGGTAAGCATAGCAACAAGCCCCCACTGGACAAGTGTTTCAAGCCCTTCTTTATCGAAATCGACTTGAGCATTGGCTGAACCATCTTTATTTTCCTTAATGATTTTGACTTTAATATCCATATTAGACCTTTATTACCTCTCCTCGAAAGAACACCAATCCATCATCCTCACTAATGACTTGTACAAGTTCTGGCGGCATAAGTTCTCCATCACGGAATGTAAGGACTGCGAATCCTGAACGCCAGTTGACGGGCGAATCTTCCGTATAGATGTACTTGTCTCCTCCAATTGCCGACATTGTTCCGGTGTCAATGCCATATCTGTCTCCAGTATAGTCAGACCACGGGGTTACTTTTAAAGAATGTAGATGCCCCGTAACCATTGAGACCCCCGATTTCAGGGTGTTGTTAAATACTCCATGTTGACCATTGTGCCACCGGTGCTTAATCATACAAGTGTTATTAACCATCAATGACCAACTGTATGTCCATCCAGGTAAGTGGTCGGCTAATGCCATTCCAGCAATCCCTTCATACTGTCCTAGTACATTAGATAGCTTGCCATCAAAACGAAGGTCGTGGTTACCAATGGTGCGGTGCATAAATGCTCCTGCAGGACGAACCTTCTCAATGTCTCCTAGTCTGGCTTGGACTTCTTCTAGTTCTTCCTTCACGGTTGGAGTCTTATCCCACCCAATCCTATTGTGTTGGCTGATTGTGGCGTTATCCATAATGTCTCCATTAAGGACTATTCCATTAGGTTTTAGTTTCTTGATGAGATGGACAAATGCTCTATGGGCGGTACTGACATATCCAGGCCAATAGTGGCAATCAGAACCCACAATAATCAATCCATCTTCCATAGACAGATTAGTGCGGACTTTGTTCTCTGGAATAGTTAATCTTTGACTTGGCTTTTCTTTTGCTTCTAATTTAATGTTGTATTTCTTTTCTAGTCTACTTCGTCGACGCATTAGGGTACGAAGGTCAATATCTAATACTTTTGCTAATATAGTCCCCGATTGATGTTTATTCCACAACTCTATAAAATCTTCATCGTTGCATCTTGGTTGCATTTTATTCGCCTAATTTATATGTTTTGACTGGTTCGTGACTTTTTAAGTCCACATTACACGCCCATTTAACAGCTTCCTCTGCACTTAATCCCATTCTCATACAAACCTCTGCAGCCATTGAGCCACTGCCAATTGCCATAAAAGTTCTAACTCGTTCCCATTCTAGGTCATCTCCACAAGAGAATAGACCCTCTTCTGTTAATTTTAAGAATGAACTATCTGCTTTTAGTTTTGGTTTTGTCTTGTGTTTCTTATTAATATATTCAGAAACCTTTTCTCCATCCACCCAATTACCTGCAACTCCAAGATAACCACCTTCTATTGCAATAATCTTATCTTCAAAGTATTTAATACCAGAATCATCATCTGAAAACTGACTGTCTGCAACTAATTTTTTATTAATCCAATCGCCAACAATGGTAGTCATATCAATCTCTAATAGGTGACACGACAAGCTAGACGGAGGGGAACCGTCGGGGGGAAGTGGGGGATGAGTGCTTGCCGTGTCATTTGTTAGTTTATCTTAAAAGGTAACATTGCTCCATACAGGACACCATTTATTCACACTACAATAATCCTCACACCTACGATAGGTGGCTGGACGGTGTTCCCAAAACTGGTCTGTGCCGAGTGTAACACCCTCTTGTGACGGATATAG